CTAGAGTGGACAGCATCTAATGAAAAAAGTTGTGTATATGGCGTAACTAAAATTTTTGATTTAGATCAAATTAATAGACTAGAAGAACCTTTAAAAAGCAAAATGTATTTTATTTACAATACAATTACAGAATCTTTTTATGATGTCTGTAAAGACTATGCTAAAGCAATGGGAGATAGTGATGAACCAAGACTTTTTCCTACTTTTAATATTAAAAAATATAAAGCGGGAGTTGGAATGGGATCGCATTATGATCAATTGGATGGAGATAAGACTTTAAGATATTCTTTAGTGATGTATCTTAATGATGATTTTGAAGGAGGAGAAATTTCTTTTATTATGTCTCCCTACAAAGATGTAAGATTGACACCACAACCAAATATTGATTATGATATAGCGGTGGCGGATAATCAAATAGCATTTGGAGTTAAGCCTAAAGCAGGAAGTATAATTATTTTTCCATCCTCTGCACCATATTATCATACAGCGCATACTGTAAAGACAGGATTTAAATATATGGTTCCAGCGCATTGGATACATAATGATATGCCGTGGAATAATAGCCAGGGAACGATGTAATTAGTGAAAACTGCTATAGTAACTGGAGCAAGTAAAGGTGTTGGATATGCCACAGTCAAACTTTTATCTGAAAATGGATATCGGGTTATTGCTGTTTCTAGAAATTTGTCAAAATTAAAAGAATCAAATTTTGATAATGTTGAAACCTATCAATTAGACATTACAGATGAAAGTCAAATCAAATCTTTTTTTGAAAAATATAAAGATATTACTTTAGATCTTTTAGTTAATAATGCTGGAGGTGGTTCAAACCCCAAAAATATTATAGAAGAAACTATGGTAAATTTTAGGATTGCCTATGACATTAATGTTTCAGGACCAATGTATCTTTCCCAACTTTTTGTTCCGTGTATGCAAAGATCAACATCTCCAACAATTATTTTTGTAACTTCTATAGGAGGCAATGTTCCCTATCCTGGCGGTGGTAATTATACAAATGCTAAAAGAGGACAAATTGGCTTATTGGAAACCATGAGAATAGAGTTCCCATCATATAATATTAAGATTACTGAAATTTGTCCTGGAACAATTGATACTCAATCAGAAAAGAAGGACAATGCATTGACGGCAGAAGATCTTGCTCAGTCTATTCTTTGGGTATCTTCGTTACCAAGTCATTTTAATGTAAATAGTATAAATATTAGCCATATAAATAATTCTATATTTAGATAAAAATAAAACCCCCAGAATAATCCAGGGGTTTTATCTGTATTTAATTTTTATTTATTAGGATATTTCTTTAGCCATTTTTGAACAGCAGGAGTCTTAGCATATTTCCAAGCTTTCCAATCTGTTCCACCCTTAGTCATATGAAATACAATTTCTGCATTTTTGACAGGGCTAAATAATTCGGCATTAAAGTCTAAGTCAAACTTTTCTCTACGATCAGGACCTAGGTGGCCAATCATATTTATCTGGAATACCCCGTAAGAATTGTCTCCAGTTTTTTCATTACCATTAAAGGCAAAAGGCCTACCATTTGACTCTGCTTTAGCTACAGCCCAAGCAGTCTTTAAACCTGTTCCAGTAAACCCTACAGCCTTAAGCAAATCAATTAACTGGTAGTCGGTTAGACTATCTGCATTCTTGTATTTTTTAAGTGCTACTTGATTTCTAACCTTAGAAACCAAAAATGCCCCTTTGGGGGCGGGATCAACAGATTTAACTGACGTTTTACTTAGTAAATTATTATCAACTGTAACACTTATAGCATTAGCCTGATTACTTATAGGTGCCAATAATCCAACTAAAGATAGGATTCCAATCCAAGCCTTCTTGTCTCTTCTCATAATAATAACCTCCTAGAGAACAATTGCTACCAGTCGGTAGCATGATATAAGTATAACATGAATTCTAGGTAAAAAGCAAGTTTTGATAACATTTTTTATAAAATTAATAAATTAATATTTCACAGGTGGTATAATGGATAAATGGCTTCAGGACAGACATCTACCTATGATTTACCGTTCCCATTATCAACAGATCCCGTTGATGTTCACGGAGATATTCAATCATTAGCTGAAGCAATTGACTTAATGCTACCAGCCATTGTTGGAGTTGCATATCATACATTAGAAGTTAGAAATGTTAGCGGAGTATCAATTGCAAAAGGTGATCCAGTATATATTTCAGGGTATTCAACTAAACCAACAATTGCAAAAGCAAATGCATCAACTATAGGAACATTCCCAGTAGTAGGATTAGCTCAATCTAATATTGGAAATTCTACTGATGGGGTTATTATTGTCTCTGGAGTTTTTTCTAGTATTAATACTAATTCATATACCGCTGGAAATGTGTTATATGTTGCAGCTGGTGGAGGACTCACAGCAACTAAGCCAGCATCAAATGTTGTAACAGTTGGCGTTGTTGCAAAATCTGATTCAACAACTGGTGTTATTATTGTTACATCTCCTAGATCAAGAGCATCAACTTGGGGAGCACTTAAGGAAGGCTTATTATAATGGCAACATTTAGAACTACAGGACAGGATTCTTATTCCATTGGCTCTAAACCACCAACGGTTACTTGGACAGTCGTAAAGGGTGACACAGCAGCATTTAGAGTATATGTTACAGATGACAACAAAGACCCATTAGTAATTGCTGACTGGGATATTGAAATGGAAATTAAAAGACCAACTGTAGCAGGAGACATAGATAGTAATACTGCAGCACATGTAAGAACAATTTTTCCAGAAGCGGAAATTGGAGATGGTCTAGGAGAATTTACAGTATCTTTAACATCTGCCGAATCAAGAAGCTTAAATACTGGAGATATATTTGATATTGAATTAAGAGATGCAACCCGTGTATGGACTGTTGCTCGTGGATCAATGATTATAGTTGAGGATATTACAAACAACGAGGAGTCATAATGGCATCAGTTGTTATAATTGAAAAAGGGTTTATACCTTCAGAAATAAATTCAAAAAGTTATCCACTAACAGAACTAAATGATCTTACTAGTTCAGCAATCATTACAGATGTGAAACCTTTTTTTGCATCTATGCAAGAAACAGACTATCCAGAATTAAATGTTATTGAAAATGAAAAAACCTCTATTGCTATTGAAGTTCTTCCATTTAGAGTTAGATTTACAAGCATCGGACTCTTAGGAGCAAATGCTGGAATTCCAGGTATTGGACTTCAAATAATCGGAATCAATAACTATATACTTTAAAATATATGATATAATTCCATTATGGCGAAAATATCAATAGCAAACGTAAAGGCCCTCTTCCAAACAGGAGACCGCCCAACACAAGCAAACTATGAAGACCTAATCGATAGTGCTTCTGCTAGGTCCACTGATCTTGGATCAGATGGCAATAATGAATCAACAATCAATGGTATTGAAAATTCAACAGTATTTGATAATTTTTCTGCAACTGAGTTTAGATCAATGAAATACGTAATCTCTATTAAATATGTAGCTGGTGGAGCAAACAAGTTTTTCACTACATCAATGGATATTCTGGTTGACGGAGTAGATGTTAGCGTCAGTCAGTATGGAACGATAGATAATGATGGGAATATTGGCACCATCTCTGTTTCACGGGCTGGAGATACAGTTTCACTAACTGTTGTTCCAGTAGGGGGAATAACACCTATAACTCTACGCTACATGCGTATGGGATTAAAGGCCTAACCAAGGAGATATAAGATGGCAACAGTAGTAAAAGATTTTAGAGTAAAAGCGGGACTTGTAGTTGAAGGATCAACTGCGACCGTTAACTCACATGATATATTAACAGAAGCACTAGTAGATGCAAAAGGTGATTTGCTAGTAGCCTCTGGTGCAGATGCGGTAACTCGTCTTGCAGTTGGAACAAATAATTACGTTCTTACAGCAGATGATTCAGCAACCAATGGTGTTAAGTGGGCAGCCCCAGCAGCAGTTGGATCTTTTGAATCAAGCATTGTATTTGAAGGTGCTACAGCAAATGATTTTGAAACAACAGTTACAGTAACTGACCCAACAGCAGATCGCACAATAACACTTCCTGACGTATCAGGAACCGTAATTACAACTGGTGATACTGGCACAGTTACAGCAACACTACTTGCTTCAGACTCAGTTACAACCGCAAAGATTCTTGATGCTAACGTAACAACAGCAAAACTTGCAACTAGCGCAGTTGAAACAGCAAACATTAGAGATGCTAACGTAACAGCAGCAAAACTTGCAACTAGCGCAGTTGAAACAGCAAACATTAGAGATGCTAACGTAACAGCAGCAAAACTTGCAACTAGCGCAGTTGAAACAGCAAACATTAGAGATGGTAATGTAACCGCTGCTAAGATGGCTTCAGATTCTGTAGAAACAGCAAGTATTAAAAATTTAAACGTAACTACTGGTAAACTTGCAGACTTAAACGTAACCACTGGTAAACTTGCAGATGGCGCAGTAACCACAGCAAAAATTACAGATGCTAACGTAACTGCTGGTAAACTTGCTGCAGACTCTGTAGAAACAGCAAAAATTGTAGATCAGGCAGTTACTTCAGCAAAGATTGCTAATGACACAATTGTAGATGCAGACATCAACTCTGCTGCAGCAATTGCTCAGTCAAAAATTTCAGGACTTACAACAGATCTTGGAAATAAATTAGCACTTGCTGGTGGCACTATGACTGGTGCAATTGCAATGGGAACAAACAAGATCACAGGTCTTGGAACACCAACTGATGCAACAGATGCAGCAACAAAGTCTTATGTAGATTCAGCAGCACAAGGTATTGACTGGAAAGCATCAGTTAAAGCTGCTACAACTGCAAATATGTTTTTCGTTGGATATGGTGGAGCAAGTCCAGCTGTATTTGATGGCATTACTTTCGACACTGGAGACAGGCTTTTAGTAAAAAATCAAACAACTACATCTGAAAATGGTATTTATGTTTATGGTGGAGATGCATCACCAACTTTTACTCGTGCAGCAGATGCAGACACAGGTGCAGAACTTACTGCAAGTTTTGCGGTATTCGTAGAAGAAGGAACTGTTAACGCAGATTCTGGATATGTATTAACTACAAATGGTCCAATCACAGTTGGAACTACAGGACTTACCTTTACCCAGTTTACTGGTCTTGGACAAATAATTGCTGGAACAGGATTAGACAAGACTGGAAACACTCTTGATATTGATTCAACAGTAGTTACATTAACAGGCACACAGACTCTTACTAACAAGACTCTTACATCTCCAACATTGACAACTCCTGATCTTGGAACCCCATCAGCAGGAACTTTGACAAACGCAACTGGTCTTCCAGTAGCAACTGGTATCTCAGGTCTTGGAGCTGGCGTAGCAACATTTTTAGCTACACCATCTTCTGCAAACCTTATCTCAGCAGTAACTGATGAAACAGGAACTGGTGCTCTAGTATTTGCTAATACACCAACTCTTGTTACTCCAAATATTGGTGCAGCAACAGCAACATCTATCACACTGACAGATGCTTTGCTTGGAACTGCTACAGCAACCGCATCAACTTCAGCAACAACAATTGACACATGGTCAGCAACAACTTATTCATCTGCAAAGTATATTGTTCAAATGAAAAAGGGAACTGACATTGAAGTAATTGAACTGCTTGTTACAGTTGATGGATCAAATAACGTTTACTTAACAGAGTATGCAGATGTAATCAGCAATGCCCAACTAGGAACAACCGATGCTGTTTACAGCGGTGGAAACGTTCTTCTTCAGGTTACTGGCGCAGCATCAGATACTGTTGTTAAAGTTAACAAAGTTTATATCGAAGCATAATTAGAAAGAGGTAGATTGTGGCAACATTTAATAGAGACTTTAAAGTAAAGCATGGCATTAACGTTGCCGATGGCGGAACTTTTGGAGGAACTGTTACAGTTGCCACTCCTACTGAAAATGCACATGCAACAACAAAATTATATGTAGATACAGCTGTTGGATCACCAACAATTGGAACAACACAACCAGCATCTCCAGCAAATGGAAATTTATGGTTTGATACGCTAACAGAACGTGTTCATATTTATTATAATTCTGAATGGGTAGCAATTGCAACCCTTGAAGATGCAGAAACATTAAAAGACCATATACATGATACTTCAATTGATGGAAGCGGACTAATTGTTAGCACATTTATTAGTGGTG